ACAAATTCATTAATTCGTTGCAGTGATGTATCTCCACCAACCGACACAATCGCCTTTTTCAATCGTGTTGTGATTTCTGAAGTAATACCACTATCTTTTGTAAATTTCTTTAATGCTTTTAATTCAGTCTCAATTTCTTTTTCTTCTTTATGTGTTAATAGACGAAATAGAATTTTAACTTTTGATGCTGGCAGTTCAAATTCAAATTCATTCTTACCAGCCTTAAACAATTTTGAATCAATCTTCTTATCTCCAATTTCAGTTAAATCAAAAGTTTCCTCTTGTTTATCTCCTGAAGATGGATCAGTAAGTGTTACAGTATAATCTTTACCATATCCAAGTACTCTCGTTGCAATCATAACTGCATTCTTATCACCTAACAATAAATCATCAAGTGATACTTTTTCATCTACAATAACAGCTTCCATTAGTTTATCCAAAACAATTCCTTTTTGAATAAGATTACGAGAAGTTAAAATATCTTCTTCTTTAGCGGTCATATACTTTAATTCAATAGTCCCACTTGATAGTGGTGAGTCTTTTGAATAAAGTAATCCCTTAGAAGGCAAATCAACTACCTCTGTTGGAAACTGGCGTTTATTTTCTGCCATGTTTATCTCCTCTGTATCATATTTTTAATTGTATTTTATACAATATAACCAATTTTATAAAACTATAATGCTGGGTATCGATTAAAATACCCAGCCTTTAAATTACTTACTTTACTTCGGGATTTGATTTCCCAACCGCGTCTCTAACGGAATAAAGTCCGAAAGATGCTAATACTGTCCAAACTACTTCAGGTACTGCTTCTACAACACCTGCTGCTTGAAGAACACCAACTGCACCAGCTATCACTGATGTCCAAATGGTTTTTGACTTCCACCAAGCTTTATCTGCTATGACTGCCATAATTGACTCCTTTTTTTTATTAAAATTTTATTAGAATTGTAGTATTGCGTAATCGTATCTAAGTGTCAAAGTTACATCAACTGGGTCTGTTGCATTTGCCCAATCCAAATCACCAAATGTTGCGTTGGTAATCCAAGTACCTTTAAGTGTCCACTCTTCAACTTTATCACCTACTGGTCCTAATACATTAATCGTTACATCTTTTTTATAAAAATCTGAATAACCATCACGACCTGTAACAGACTCGTGGGATAATCTTACCCACTCCATTACTGCCTGTGCGGCTGAAGGAACAACTGGGTCATAAAGAGTAATTTCAAGTTCTTCCCATGATCCCTTTCCTTTCATATATCGTTTTACATTGATGTGATCAAGTTCAATAGTTTCAAAAGCAATTGTAGGTCTATTAGCTGTCTTAATAAGATAAGCTGGTATACCTTCAATATACATGATGTACCGATTTTTCGTTTTCGGTTCAAACGGTGTAAACATTATTTCTGACGGATCTAATAGTTCTGGCATCTTTAATCTCCAATAATTTTTTTTCTCATCTATAAATATCAAAATTATAAAAAATCATCACAATAGTTTTTCATAGTTTTATAGAAGTTTTACATTATACTTCATATATAAATATAACAAACAACAAAAAACCCCTCAAAAAAGAGGGGTTTTTCATTTATTAATCTATGTGATTAAACTTACGCTGGGAAAGTTGCTCCCGTTGGTAATACTACGAAGTCCAATACAATAAATTCAGCTGTCCGTGTTGGTTGGATAAATATCTGACCAACAAGTTGATTTCTATCAATCACATCAGGTGTGTTATTGGAGTCATCCATAACTACCTTAAATGCCGAAAGTCCAGAATTTGCTTGTACTGATTCTAAGAACGGATTCACGATATTCATAAAACGATTTCGTGTTGCCGATGTATTCTGTTCAAATACTAAATACCTACTTGAACTTGCAATAAACTTCTTCAACTTGATTAACAATCTACGAACATTCACTCTGTCAAGTGCTGATGGACGACCTTGTAAGGTCTTTTGTCCCCAAACTACTACACCTTGACCTGGGAATGAAGCGATTGGATTAACTCTATCTTCATAAAGAGTATCTCTTTCTTCGTGAGTCAATCTTGTTTGTGCTTCAAGTACAGTTGTTAAACCACCACGATTCAAACCAGCCGGTGCAAACCATTCGTGTGCTACTTTATCTGTGTACGCGATTGTACCAGGTAGTACTACTGATGGCGGAACCCATACTGGAAGTGCCGTGTTTCTATCAACAATCTTTACCCAAGGATAATAGGTTGCTGCGTAGTTAGTATCAAGTGCTGCTATCGCCGCGGTTGCGGATGCTATTGAACCACCTTTGATACCACAATCAAATACATAAAATGCATCTCCACGTTCTTCACACTTAGCTATCGAATGATTCGTAATCTTTGGATGTAAATCATGAACAATGCCAGGTGTTACCAACATATTGATATCAAACTCATCAGGATTACTGATTGCGTTGATAGCCTTTTTGTAAGCGACTGCTCCGGCAGCAGTTGCACTTGAGATATCAAATCCCTGTGTGTTTGCTGCTGTAATACTTGCTCCTGTCAATTTTGGATTTGCTGGGTTATCACCATCGAATCCACCTTGAAATGGAACAACAAACTTTCTCTGTTTTACACTTGAAAGTGTGAGAGTAATCTTTTCATTGTGTGTTGAAAAAGTATCACCCGTTGTTGAAGCGTCTGCACTACCATTATAATCCTCAAGACTCATAGTAGTATTTGCACCATCTCCGGCTGTGGATGGGTAGGGTGCCAAATACTCTTCAGCGTCTACATTACCATAATCTACACCATAAGGAACATTAGCGTCAAATTCACCCTGTGCATTTGATTGACTTGTTTTAAATGTCCATGATGGAATTGTTGAATCATCACTACCAAATGGGTTGTTAATTGCTGCGTGTCCCATCGGAGATAATGTTTTTGGAACTGATCCATCTGCAATATCTGAAAAATCACTTAGATAAATATGTTTAGAACGGTTGTTCCAATCACCATTATAAGTGAGTTTACCATTCGCATCGATTGTTACATATCTATCACCAACCCTACGAGCAAAGTAATTAGTACTCTTTGGATCAAAATTCAAATTGTCCCACTGTTCTAAAATGTTATCAGTTGTTAAACCATTGTCATCCATACCAGTCTGTCTGACTTGTAATGAAAATGAACCAAAATCACTACCAGCTATTGAACCAGCTTTCTTAACACTCAAAATAACAATCTTATATTTGTTATTTACATTTGAACCATGAGAACGAGTATTAACTTTAAATAAGTTATATCGTGCACTATTAATCATTTGTGATTGAATGTAAGGAGTAGATGCATTATTATATGTTGTTGGGGATGTAAAAGTCCCATGACTTGCTGATATGGGTCCAGACGACTCCGATGAATATGCATTGCTACTTTGTGCATATTTGAAATTCTTATACAAATATGCTCCTACACCGTTTGCTCCAGATTTCTGAACTTGTGCGTCTCTACTAAATACATCATCAATATAATTAGCACTTCCTGTATCAAATGAGAATGTGTAAGCACCTTGAACCGTTAAAGATTTAGCTCCCCAGTTACTACCACTTAAAGTGAGTGTTCCTGACAACCAATCTGATCCTGCACCAACTGTACTACCTTCTAAATCTGCAGTTCCACTTGAACCACCACGAGATGGTAATAATACAGCTAATGTCTTTTTGGTTAGTGTACTTGAACTCAGATAAAGTTCTATTGAATCGGCGGTGTATCCACCAGTATTAAGAACACGAACAATCGTAACTGTTCCTGCACTTCTTAGATATTGTTCTACAGCATACGGGGTGTAAAATCTCGTATCCGTAGATCCAAACATTTCCTCAAACTCTGAGAAATTACTAATAGCAGTTGGTACAAAAGCCGGACCTTTAAGTGTTGGTCCAACTATTGCTGCTCCTATTGATGCAATTCCTGCAGGAAGAAATGAGAGGTCTCTTTCCCTGGTAAAAACTCCAGGGGAAACTATACGTTCTGCCATTGTTTTTCTCCTTTCCTATTATTATAATTAAATAACTAATTTAGTCAATTTTAGACTATAAATATTTACTATAAATATACTCTAACTTTCTCAAACGATAGGTTTATGGGAGATTATTTAAGTTGTTTCTGAAGTTTCTGTTATTTTATCAGGAACTGGGGCCGGAGTAAATACTCCTGTTGCTGGATCTAAATTTCCAGGACCATACTTCTCATTTAAATTTTTAACAATTTCTTGTTCTTTTGCTTGTAACGCACTATAATCACTTTCCATCTGAACTTCAGATGTTTCGAGTGAATCTAATTGTTGTTGAACTAAAAGTTTCTGTATTTTTAATTGTCCAAATTGTGCTGACTTTTCTGAATAATCAGCCTGTAAATTACGAAGTGATTGTAATTCTTCCTCACTAAACGTAATTTTAGTCTGAGTTTTGTCTAGTTTTTTAGCCAAATTGGATTCTTCTGTAACGGCCATATCTTTTTCTCCTTATTGATTGTTGTTTATAACCTATATACTATATATATCAAGTAAATTCTCTTAATTCACTTTTTTCTTTAAATCTTCTACTTCTTGTTTTAATTCTTTTATTGATTCAATTAGTAATGGAATTATTCGTTTGTAATCAACTCCTAAATAACCATTTTTTCTCTCTACTACTATTTCAGGTATAATTTTTTGAACTTCTTGTGCTATCACACCAATATCGTGTCCTCTTTCTTGTGCCCAACCAGGTGATTTGTCATTCCAATCAAATTCTACACCACGAATACCATCTATTTTATCTAATGAACCTTTAATAACTTCTATATTATCTTTAAGTCTTACATCGGAAGAATTATATGCTACAACATCACCATCTGCTACTACATCACCACTTGAGGATATCTGTCCCATAGTGAGATGAGAAGTTGATGAACCACTTATGTTTCCTGATGGTACTACATTACCAGTTACGGATATACCAGTATTTGTAGTTTGAAATTTTGTACTATTATTATAATTTAAATCTACTGAATTGGCTGAGTTTAAAACCAACATAGTTTTAGAACCAGCTCCATTTTGGAATGTCTGTGTTCCACCTCTATAATATAGGTTTCCTGTTCCGTTATCTTTTATATAACTATGTGAACCATCGTGGTATAGTTGTAAATCATTTCCATCACCAATATTTAAAACTGCATCATCTGCAAGTTTTACACCACCACTACCTGTAATTTGATTTAAATGGGCTGAACTGCCCGATACTATGACTTTACGCCAATTGGGCATCTCTCACCTCCCTACAATTATCAAAATGCCGTGGAATCAATAAAACTAAATTATCATCAGTATCTTTTCCACCTAAACATTTGGGGATGATATGATGATTCTCATAATATTCGTTATTTGTTCTAATCCTATCTAAATTTTTACGAGATTCACATAAATTTTGATAGATTTTATAATAATTTGGCATTTAATTTATCTCCTATCGCGGTTGGTTACTTCTCTCAAAGCCCACTTCCCATCATCTGCCATAGAGATGGGCCAACATTAGTTATTCTTTAGAGTGTTCTTTTATTAATTTATATTCACTCTGTAATTTTTTTGTTACGTGCATTACCTTTGAAATTTCAGTACCTTTCCAATTAGATTCTGCAAGTAAAGTTAATAAAAATTCTATTTCAGGTAAAGTTAATGGATGAACATATGCCTTTCCCTCTACAATTTTAATACTTTGTTTAGAAATAATTGCCATTCTGTAACCTTTTTTTTAATTATTATGCATAAATCCAAATTTCACTATCGTCTGTATCTACATAAATTGTTCCAACACCATTAACTCCTCCCCCATAAATAGGATCAGCTAATGAATCACCATCCGTAGTTGCTACTTGAACCACACCAACATATGCATCTGGTCCTAAAGCTGTGGCGTTATGTGCTAAATCCGCGTCGAATGCCCATCTATCAACTCCTGAATCATATCCTAATGCGTATCCAGATCCTGCTGCATTCTGAACAATAATACCACCATCTGTATCTGACGTTGAACCACTTGCCATTATCATAAATTTATCAGTTATATATGAATTTGCAGTATTAATAGTAGTTGTAGTTCCATTAACATCTAAATCACCACCAACTGTCAAATTACCACTAATATCTACTAAACCATTTATATCAATAGTAGTTGCTGTTAAATCTATTTCACTTCCTGCTGCTAACCCAAGAACATTATCACTAACAGAATAAATATATTCACCACCATTATCTCTAAAGGCAACTTTACCACCACCGGCTACTACTACATCAGTACCATCAAATGTAAGGTTTGCTTCTGAATTTGCTGTAGATGAATCAACAGAAGTCATTATTCTGTTATTACCAGTATTGGTATATGAACTAATTGCTGCTGCTGTTAAGTTTGTAATGTTGGATCCATCTCCATAAAATCCACCAGCCGCTACTACTGCACCACTTGAAGAAACCGATGAACCACTTATTGCAGTTCCAGTAATAGTTGTTCCAGTAATTGCTGCTGCTGTTGTACCACCAATAACACTATTATTAACCGTTCCACCACTAATTGTTAAATCATTTGCTACATAAGTATCAGCCACTGCCGTACCTTGCCAAACTCCTGTCGCGATAGTTCCAAGAATTGTAATTCCACCATTTCCACCAACATCAAGTGCTACTGGGTCGGTTGTTCCATCACCTATTAAAATTTCTCCATCTGCTAATACTGCAGTTGCTGTAATTGCTCCCGTTCCGCTACCTAATAATATACCACCATCCGTAAGAGTTGAAACTCCAGTTCCACCATCAGCAACTGTTAAATCTGTAATTCCTGTAATTGTTCCAGCGGTTATTGTGGCTGAATCTAAGTATGCAGTACCATCTATATATAAATCT